ATGCTGACCTGTCATTTCCGTAGCGGAAAAAAATATACTCGTCCGCTTTCCGTATGCCAGATAACGCCGACTAGCACCCTGCACAATGTGTTTCTTGAACGGAAAGGATTTGCTATAACATCTCGGGCTGAGCGGGTTGTTCTCTATGGCAATAAATATGCAGTTGTTTACTATTCTGGAAATGAAAAACCCTACATTATGAAAACCGCTGGGATTAATTTTCAGACGTGTTCGAATTTTACAGAGCATGCCGTGTTTGACTATTTTTGTCGTATAGCTGAAGAGCGTATTAGTGATGCTCGTGGAAACGATAGGAGTATTGCTGAGAATGTCCTTCGTCAGATAAAGAGAATTGTTCCTCATCCTGATACGGCCTTGCATGCATACTGTTCAGGGCAGAGTAAAGAGCGTGATTTTTCGGAGAGTTTGATTTTCCCGTTCGGTCTTAATGAAAGTCAGTTGCTGGCAGTCGAACGGGCATTTTCTTCACAACTCTCTGTTATTGAAGGACCACCAGGAACCGGCAAAACGCAGACCATTCTTAATATTGTTGCTAATATATTGATTCAGAATAAAACAGTGGCAATTTTATCTAACAATAACACAGCTGTCAGTAATGTTTATGAAAAAATGGATAAGCAAGGGCTGGGATATCTGATAGCCCGGCTGGGGAGTTCAGAGAGTAGACAGCATTTCTTTTCTATGCCATCTTTGATTCCTGAAGAGAATTTATTAGATACTCCACCAATACATGTAATTGATGATGTGTTTCAACAGGTGAAAAAACATCTGAATGCGATTAATCAGGTTGCTCTGTTGAAAGCAGAAATTGACGAGCTGAGTGTTGAACATAAATACTTGCAGCAATGGCAGGGGGAAAACCATCTAGCGGAGGAGTCTTTTGCTCGTAGTTACCGATTGTCTTCTCGGAAAACGGCTGACCTGATGGCTTATATTCATTATCTCTCTGGACGGCGGATTGGGCTTAAAAATAGAATTGATTTGCTGCTGAATTTTAGGATTTTGAGAATAAAACCGCTGAATGATCAGGAGAAAAGGCTGGCAATTTTTACCTCGCTGCAACTTTCATTTTATGAAAAAGCCATCCAAGAAAAACAAGGCTCTCTAGATAAATATAATGAAATCTTGGCAGCGTCTGATTTTAATAATTTGTTGGATCAGCTTACATCGTTATCGATGATTTATTTAAAGTGGTGTTTGCGGAAGAGTATCCCACCAGAAAAGTCATTTGCTGCGGAAACATATAGAGATCACTTTGATCGTTTTATAAAACGCTTTCCTATTATCGGTAGTAGTACCCATTCTATTATTAATTCTATTGGAAAGGGCGCTATTCTTGATTATGTGATTATTGATGAGGCCTCTCAGCAGGATATTGTTCCAGGTATCTTAGGTCTAGGATGTGCCCGAAACGTGATTGTGGTCGGGGATCGCAAGCAGCTTCCGCATGTTCCTATAGTTAGCTCAAGCACTCCCCCAGCAGAATACTATGACTGTGTGAAGAACAGCCTTCTAGATTCTATCTGTATGCTTTTTCGGGAAACTACACCGGTAACGCTTCTGAAAGAACATTATCGTTGCCACCCTAAAATAATTCAATTCTGTAATAAGCAGTTTTATGACAATACACTGATTCCGCTGACGACAGACTCAGGGGAATCATCATTATCTTTGGTGATTACGGCAAAAGGAAACCATACTCGTAATTTTTCTAATTTCAGAGAGCTTGAGTCGATAGAGGGACATTACTGGGATGAAAAAAGTAGCAGAGGATACATTGCCCCCTATAATGCACAGATTAATTTAGCGGAAACTGTTCTGCCTGTTGATTTTGTGAAATCGACGGTGCATAAATTTCAAGGGAGAGAGTGTGATGAGATCGTTTTCTCAACCGTACTGGATAAAAAATGTAGCAGTCAGCAAAGTAGGAATATTATGTTTGTTGATGACCCTAATTTGGTGAACGTCGCGGTTTCCAGGGCTCGAAACAAATTTACATTGGTGACTGGAGATGGTGTTTTTGAAAGTCACGGCAAGCATATTGCTGCACTGATTCGTCATATTAAATATTATGCTAACGATGAAGATATTTTTGAGAGCCCAGTGATATCTGCATTTGACTTGCTGTATAGCGAATATGATAAATCACTGGAACGGTTGAATATTCAGTTGGATCCAGATGATTCGTGTTTTAAGTCAGAGCAGATTGTTGCTAGTCTGTTGCGGGATAAATTGTCACTGGATAGCTATCGAAGCATGATGTTCCATTCACAGATAGCGTTGAACCAGTTGGTGTCGTTGGAGCTAGGTGAATTTAGCCCTAGAGAACTGTCATTTATGCATAACCGGGCCAGCTGTGATTTTGTAATTTACTATAAGGTTGGTAAGACCCCGTTGGGTGTTATTGAAGTAGATGGCGGATATCATCTGGAAAGCTCACAGATTGAGCGCGATGAACTTAAGAACAGCATATTGAAGAAATGCAACCTGCCCCTGCTCAGACTATGTACGACCGACAGTAATATAGAAGGTAAACTGGGAACGTTTCTGTCAGGTCTATTGCACTAAAAATAAGTAAAAGAGCAAGGTAATGTGTTAATAAGTCGTTAGTGACGAAGCCTTGCCGGCAGCGGGGGATGAAGGAGAATTTACAGTATATTTCGGAGCGTCATGCAAATTCAGATGCGCTCCGGATAGTAGCTTGATGCGGAGAATGGTCGTTTCTGTTATTACGCAGCGGTGAGCATTTTTTCTAGTCATCAATGTAGTCTCTCTGATACTGATTGGCTACGGGGGGATCTTCAAGGTACTTGGCAGTCGATGTTGCCAAGGCGCTCACGTGTTGTCACTGAAGACTTTCAGCGCGGAGCGTTTAGTGGCCTGGTGCGAGATTTCATCCTGAAGCGGCGTTTTTATCTCGGTATTGACGCCTTTTCTCGTTGGCTGGCGCTAGGGGGATTTGAGCTGCATATAGACCGGCTATCGGTCTAAAACTCAAGTCGACAAAGCGCTGCAGCGCTCGAGGTGAAAGATTAACCATCCAGTATTGAAGCTGTTTTACTGATTCTCTGGAGACGTGATGGGTTCGGCGGACTTCAGGCGCGGTGCGCATGGCGTTCCCTGCATACGCCGAAGTTGATATGCAGGGATTTGATATAATTGGGTTTTTATGTGTTCGTTAAACTTTTTACCCGCAATTTTACCCATTTGAGCTGGATAGGAGGCGATTCTTAAATTCGCAGTGGTCGCTATAACGCCAGCGCGAACGTCCATGAATCTTCTCTGGTTTTACCAAGGTGCCATCCTTCACTCGGTCATAAATGAAGGTTTTCCCGAAGCCAGTATCCGCCATGATGAATTTCAAATCAACGAGCGAATCTGGGGTCATATTATGTGTCATGATTTTATCTCCGGACAGGGAATCGAACCTGTCATTTTTTCCTGATCTGATTGCCTAAGTGTTCAGTGCGTCTGCGCCAGCAGATCTATCTATGCATGTATTCGTTGATAATCTTCAGCACCTCTTCACCAACCCCTTCCCGCAGGACCAGGGTGCGTCCATCCCCATCGATCTCGGCATCGCTGAGCAGCTCGACCAGCCGGCGTGCGCGTATTGCGCTAAACTGGCTGCCGGTGACGCTGCGGGTGACTTTCTTTTTTCCCTGGGCTTTCGCCCGCTTCACATCCTCCTGCAGTACATCCCCGGCGCTCTCCCCGTGCTCCTTCACGCGATCGACTGCCACATCCATTGCCACCTCGCCATCTTTCACCAGCTGCTGTACGTCGTAATTCGACGCGCTGAGGATCAGCAGTTTGTCTACGGTTGCGCGGCTTTTGTGGATCAGCTTGGCGATCTCATCCGGTGTCAGATTGAACGCGGCCAGCTCCTTCACAACGAGGCTTTGTTCGAACTGCGTCAGCGGCAGCTGGTTGTTGCTGGTCATGATGCGCGCTACGCGCTCCACATCGCTACCCGTGAAGGGAGCAATGGCGATCAGTTCGATGGGTTTGCCAGCCTCTCTTACCCGGCGATACGCTCGAATGCGGCGGTGCCCCTCTACGACCCATACACCGCCCTCATCGCGTGGACGGACCTCAAGCGGCGGCACCGTTCCGCCGGAGAACAGGAACTGAAATAGATCCTCATCAGCTTGCTGTGTCCGCTCATCATCGACACGCTTGTTAAACCCTTCCTGTACGTGGATATCATCTAGTTTGATAAGCATGCCGCTGTCACGGCGGCTAATCGGTCCGCCTTTTTTGCACATTTTCTTGAATGAGTTAGCCATTGCTGGTCTCCTCCTTTGGCGCGGTTTCTCTGGCAGCCGCAGCGAGAGGGTGGCAGTAGTGTTCCCCGTTGGGTCGACTGCTTCGGCGGCCGCAGCGCGGGCAGGTAAAAACGGTGTCATCAGGCTCCTCGGCATCGGGGCTTATAGGCTCGGCCTGTAGCATGTCTGCTCGTTCTGCTTCAAACAGCCATGCGTCAACAGGATTTAGTGAGTTTTCGATTGGCGAGCCGCCTGATTGGTACATCAGCGACTTTGCCCGCAAAAACAAATCATGAATAGAATTGTCGCTTACTGCAGGATCCGATACCGGCGCGGGCGGGACGGTGTAAACAGGAATAAGCCCTGCGTCTGGATTGGCCCACATCCATTCTCTGCCCATGTGCTTGTTATCAGTTTTGCCAGAACGATAGGCGCTAAAGTTATGGAAAGCGACCGGGTCGACATACGCCACCGGATCAGCCTCCACGGATGCCAGTGCGATTTTAAAAACAGTTGCATCAATTTGCGCCTCTTCTATATCTGGATATTTGGCGGCCACCGAAATTCTATGCTGGAGTAATTTAATTAATTGTTCTTTGGTAATAGTGGTCATGGGTTAGTCAATCCATTTTATCTGTTGGGCTTTGCTTAGTGCGCCGTAGTGGAATTTCGGCGTGCCGACGTAGGTTCGGGTGTGGCGTTTGCCACACAATCGGCACAGGCGCCCCCACTCTTTCCAGAACCCCTTTTGTATGTCAGTCATCTCACTCCCCCTTACTGGTGCCAGCGTCCAGCCATTCAAATACATTCCAGTATTTCGACCAATCTGGCTGATCGTACTCATCAGCATCTTCATTCCATTCCCCAGTAAATGGGTTTTCGCAAACAGATGTGAGCCATAAACCGATTGCTGGTGATTCAGGATTGCTCTCGAAAATTTCAGCAATTCGAGGCCAGTGATTGACGTATCTTTCGTCCGCGGGGAAATCAATTAGATACTGGCGAATGCATTGCGCAGCGCGGGCATAGTCTTCTCGAACGACGATCATGTTGTCGTACGTCATCGCCAGCACAGCGCGATTATGTTCTGGGATATCCATGCGTTTAGGTAAAGGCCAGACTTTATCGATCTCCCAGGTGTAAGAGTTCCTGGCCATACCGAGATAGCGTACAGCCATGTCATTCCAGATGACCGGACCACTACCATAAGCGTTCTGCAACTCTTCCAGTTCCTCTGATTTTTCGCCGGGCCATACTGAAACCACTGTTGAATAACTCATGCCTCACTCCCCCTTACTGGCGCCAGCAGCCGCGCTCTGCTTCGATGCGCTTGCTGCGCTCCCAGAACCACTTATGAAGATCCATCATTTCCTTATCGATCTGATCATCCTCTCGGTCGAAATAAGCTTGTGCGTTTTTCTCGTTTTCACTTGGTAATTCACCATGCCCAATCAGAGTGTTAAAAATCCACGCCATTCCGCTCTTGGCATCGCCAGTGGCTCGCCACTCTATAATTGCCGCCCGCATGGCGATCAGGTTTCTCCCGACTATCAGATCGGCCTCTTTAAAGCGTTTGCTGATGTACTCTTTTTCATCTTCCAGCTCCGCTATGCGTTGGCGGGACGCACAAAGTTCAGCAATATCTTTTTCTCGCTCAGCGATATTCTGTTTGGCAATCCGGCGCTATGAACTGATTTGCTTGGCGGCCTCATAGATGCCTTTCTCAAGTCGGTCGATACGGCCTTGCTGTTGATTGATGTGATCGTCCTGGGCCGAGTTGGCGCGCACCAGCGCCTCGTTTTCATCCAGCAGTGCGATAGCCGTAGTTGGGGTAAGGAGCTTTGTGAACGAATTCAGTGCGTCGATCCGCTGATCGAAAGGTATAACCGGGGCCTCTCCGGCTATTTTGGCGTTTACCGCCGCTTCACGCAGCGCCTGTTTGTCTACCTGGCTCATGCTGACGCCTCCGTGCTTTTCTCAGCGTCGTCTTTGTACTCAAGAACAGAAACAAGGCCGAGGACGATATTGGACAGGAGGAATAGCTTTAGCCCTGCCTCATGGCGCCAGATATAGGGGAGATCGTCATCATCCTCATAGGCTGGATCTGACAGGAGGTTGATCTGCTTAAAGTGAAATTTATTAGTGAGTACGAACGTGATGTCGCCATTGAATACCAGGCGAAGTTTTTCGACGGTGAAGCATGCAGATAATTTTTCCAGGATCTCATCAGAGATTGAGGTGAGCTCCGTTTCAGAGTATGTGATCACCTCTTTTTGACCATTCATGCGCCCGAGCTGCACCATGTTTCCGACGGTGAATCCGTCAAACGGCTGCATGTCATTTTTCAGATAGTTTTCCAGGCGAGTTGTCAGGCCGTGCTTAGGGTCGCTGATATTGATAGTTTCGGTTTTAACGGACCCGGTGACCTTTACCAATAGGTGCATGCACATGTTGGCCATATTCGCGCTTGGCGTATCTACAAACAGAAGGTGGTTTCCCTCGTTGTAGTAGCAGGTAAGAAGCGTTGTTTTTACAAATGCCGTCTTGCACATTTCGGCTAAGACCGCTTGCTTGAGTTCGTTTTTCACCGGACGGCTAATTTTCTCACCCAGCAAATTCTTTGCCTGTAGCTCCGCAATGCGTTCGCTGAGTTTGGCGACGATCGCTTTCGCCGGGATTACTTTTTCATCGTAGCGAATAGTGAAAGAGAACCCGCCAGTAATCGGGGTGATCATCTCACCGGTAATATCATTGGCCACGAAGCCATATCCATGGAACGCCGTTTCTATAACATCGGTGAACAGCTGCTCCTGCATGTGAGTCAGCAGGTTCTCAGTGTTAGGGAGCGTCGCCTTATAGGCGATGGCATTTTTGATTTGAGCAAGTTTCATCGTTATCTCCACACATTTTTTAGGTACGAGTGTCCCCGGCGCTGATTACGGATAATCAACACGATTGGCATCTAAGGGATTCACACAGAGAAGAGCTCTAGCCGGATAGACTGAATAACTCACTTCATACTTAAGTTAAGGTTAGCCAGAACCCTTCTCTGTGTGTGCCACTTTACGCAGTGGCCGCGCTCATGCCCTTGAGTAGTCACCCCGGTTCGTCTCTGCTCCCCGTTGGATCTAACCAGTGCGCAATTGGCTGTTACGCGTCGACACCGGTGCTTCTTTTCTCATTTAACCCTCACCAGATGCAAAGCTGGCTCTCTACGCGGAGACTCGGGAGCAGGTTACTACCCTGCCATTGCCACCTTTCGGCTGCTGCGGTCTATCCGTTTTACTTTCACATATGACCCCCTCATTTGTTCGTTGTGGTGGCCGGAGCTGATCCCGGCATTGGCGGTATTAGTCGCCCGATACAGTGTGTTCAGCCACGTTTCTTCTGCGTCATCACGGTCTCACCTGCATACAGCGAGTTACGGCAGAAACTGGAGCGCATCAGCCTGCGCATTCACCACAATGAAGAGAGCACTGCCGGTGTTATAACGGCACCGCCAGCTGGCCGTTGGTTTCCCGTAGTACAGCAGGATGAGCACTCAGCCAACGCCCCTGGAGGCCAAATACTCATGCTGCTGTAAAAAGGGCTGCGACCCGAGAAGCGCCCTGGTGTTGATGCTGCCGGGGCCGCCAATTGATACAAGGCAATGGTAATTTATCCGGATATCCGCGCTCGGTTTCCCTACGGTGCCGCCGGTTCGGCGCTATCTCCACACATAAATTAGAGCCTGGTCGTTTTACCACCTCAGGCGGCAGTGGTATCTTGGGTGTTCCTACACAACCAAGATATGAGGTTAAGCAATGTCTAGCAGTTACAGCGTTAATGAACGAATTGAGATAATCGATCAAAATTTAAGAAAAATGTTTGTAGCCCAGCATATTATGGCCCGTGTCATTAATGCGCTGGTTGTTGGTACTGGAAATTGTGATCAAATTATTGAAATAATCAATAATACAACTATGTCTGCACGTGATGGTTCATTTACAGATGAAGATGTGGAATATGCAAAGCAATTTATGCTGGAATCTATTTCTCATGTTCATCTAGAACCATAGCATTATGATGCTATCGTTACATCATTGAGCTCAATGTTGTTTTGAGCGATATTTAAAGGCCCATTTTCATTATGGGTCTTTTTTTTCTCTGTAACATCCGCCCGAAGAACAAAGATATCCACTGCTGCATTTTTAGTAAGCTCGGTAATTCTCACTTCAATGCACTCCAATTTTTGCAGTAGTTCTCTCTTTTTATAAAGAGCACACGCAAGGCTGTTAGCAGCACTAACCTTTTCTTCCATCCACTTAAGCAGGTCGTCATTTGACATGTTGCCAGCTATCACTTGTGGTTCTTGCTGTTCCATAACTCCTCCTCATCTTCACATCGCTGTAGGTAGCACTACTTGTCATCCACATAGACACTCACAAATGCCTATGTGGATGGCTATCAGACTGGTCACACCCATGCTTCCACATGCGTTTTACCCCTCGCACTCGTCACATCTGCTGATATCAGCCTGTGAGTCTAAGCGGTCATCGAGTTGTAGTGTTCCGTCCCGATGAGTAAACTTTAAGACAACTTAAAATGCACGTCAAGGTATTCGTAAAGAAAACTTAAATATTTTTGTGTGATTGGTTTTGCGGGGTGGGGTTTTATGTTGATGGCGCCCCGCGGGGCGCAGTGTTATGGGAGGTTGGTAATCTTGGCATCAACGACAACGCCGATGATCTGGCAGTTCCCGTTGATCTCTATCATTGGGTATTGCGGGTTTAGCGGCTTGAGGAATCTCCGCCCTGAATCGATGACCAGTTTTTTGAACGTTGCTTCATTGTCATTAACTAGTTTTGCCACTACTAATTTTCCGTTATCCGGGGCTGCTTCTGGATCAACGAGAATCGCCATACCCTCTGGGATGCTCAATCCCACAGGAGATGTCATTGAATCCCCCTTAACATCTAGCCAGAACGATGATGCGTGGCATTCCTCTGTAGTTCCATACCACCTGTCTACAGCCATTATTGGATATGCCTCTATTGCCTCACTCCATTGCCCAGCACTTACCCAGCTGATCACTGGGTACATCCCTTTCTGCGTTCTCTCCTTTCTGAATTCAATGTTGTGATCTACATCGCCACCATTAACCAGGTATTCGGCGCTGCACTGTAAGGCCTCAGCCAAGTTCAGGAGGGCATCTCCCCGTGGGGATGTCTCATCACGCTCCCATTGAGAGATGGCAACGTTAGAGACACCAACCACCTTACTTAAAGACACCTGACTTAGCTTCAGCTCTTTCCTCCGCTTATGGATGCGGGACCCCATGGTTTCGCTTTTCATAGTTAAGACATCTTAAATCTTGTTGACTTAAGAATCCTTTATATCGATAATTAAAGAATACTTAAATATGGAGGTAAACATGCTCAAGAAAGCAGTTATTGAGCACTTCGGTAGCCAGCATGCAGTAGCGAAGGCTTTGCAGGTCAGTGACTCTGCTGTCTCTCAGTGGAAAGGGGTGATTCCTGAGCGTGCTGCGCTTCTCGTTCACCAAATCACCAAGGGAAAACTGAAGTACTCAAAGGATTTTTATAAAAAAATCGCCTAAGCACCACCGCTCTTTAACGGACAGATATAGAACGTGATGATTTCAGTTTAGTTGCAATCGATAGAACAGCATACCCACCAAGGGGAAGAAGAGATGGTAGACATCAAGACAACGATCAAAGAGATGTGCAAGGCATTTCCTGGTGGCCAAAAGGCGATGGCCACACAGCTTGGCATGACCTATGACGCGTTCCGCAACCGCCTGGATCAGAAGTGCGCTAGCCGGTTCTTCACGTTGGCGGAGATAGAGCTGATGGAGGATTTGTCGGGGACGAAACTGTTTGCAGAGTACAGTTCGGCTCGCGTTGGGAATGCCACCTTTGAGGTTCCAGCACCAGAGCAGATCGACAACGTAGAGCTGTATGACTATGCACAGCGCAATGCTATAGCCAGTGGTGAGTTAGCGAAAGCACAACGAGAAGCGGCTTCTGATGGCGTTATCTGCGCTGATGAGTTTGCTGATTTGGCGTCGTTATTTATGGCTTCGGTGGGATGCTTTGCGATGCACTTCTACGCCCATTCGGTTCTGTATGGGGCGCCAGTCAATAATTCGTGGTTGTTTTCAATGGAAGGGGTGACGCACAGGGAATGCCGTCCCTGTGCGTCGGTTGCGCATAACTCTGTGTGGAGATAAACGCATGAACATTTTAAACCCAAAACGTCCATCAACGCAATTTCGGTGCCGGATTGTTGGTGGCCGCCTGAGCTATGAGCAAATCGTAGCGGCGTCTAATAGACACGGCAACAACCAACAGCGCCAGGGTTTGGTAGTCGGTCGTGCAGCGGTTGATGCGGCGTGGGGTGAGTTTTACGGGAACGGGAGGGTGCATGGCTAAGTTTCCGAGGGTTGGCCATATGTACAAAGATCGCTATGGCCATACCGTGCGTGTGGTATCCACATGCGCTGATAAGCAGCGGGTGGCATATCAACTGAAGGGGTATGAGTGGACGATTAACGCGGCCCTGATCGTGTTTAACGCCCGTTTTCGGAGGGATGCGGCGTGAGTATGACTCTGATGGCAAAGGCCATGGCGATTAAGGTTGGGAATCCTGTCCGTAAGCTTGTCCTTATCAAGCTGGCCGACAATGCCAATGACAACGGGGAGTGCTGGCCGTCATATCAGCACATCGCCGATCACTGTGAATGCAGCAAGAGCGCGGTGAGAACGCACATTGAAGCACTAATAGGTATGGGCGTATTGGTGAAAGAGAACCGCATCGGGAATAACAACGGGAAGGGTAATAAATCGAACGTTTATTACCTGAACTTGAATACCCCTATGTCAGCAGAAAGCACACCCCCTGTGCCGTCAAAAAGCATAGCCCCTATGTCGTCAAAAAGCACAGCTATGTCATCAGGCGACACCCCCTGTGCCGCCACGTGGCAGACCCCTGTGCCGTCAGATGACACCAGAACCTATCAGTTAGAACCAGTCATAGAACCTATTGGGGAAAAACAAACATCCGACAGGAAAATTAAAAGGGCTACGCAACTGCCTGACGATTTCAAACCGAGTGATTCTCACCGAGCTATGGCCAGTGAGTTTGGCGTTGATATCGATCTGGAGCTCGCCCAGTTCTGTGATTATCACCTAGCCAAAGGGACCACGTTCAAAAGCTGGCCCGCCGCATTCAACACCTGGCTGCGCAATGCCAAGAAGTTCGCCGGCAATCGCGGGCAACGATCCAAGTCCGAGACGGCAGGAGATACCACGCTGCGTGATGCTGCGTTCCGCCGGTTTATCGGATCCGGTCTACCACTGCGTGAGCCGTCAGCACTGGAGCTGGCAGCCCGTAAGGCGGCCAGCATGGCAAACATCAGCAAGATGTCACCGGAGTGGGCGCAGAAGCGCTGGAACAGTATCTGGACCGAAGTTGAGCAGCGCCAGGGCGCAGCAGGGGAGGCAGCATGAGCATAAAAAAATCGGCTATGGCCACAGCACACTGCGAGCGTGCGGAGTCGTTGGCATCGCGTGGGTTTTACCGTAGGGCGATCACTGAGCTGACCGCGGCGGCCATGTGCGCCAGTGCGTCACAGATCGGCGGTGTTGTGGAGCGCCGTAACGAGCTATCGCGCCGTGTGCGCTGTGTGCAGCGTACCAGCGGGGATCCGCGTATGGACTATGACAACTGCGTAGGGGGCGTACTGTGAGCGTTAAATCCAATACCCCGGCAGAGGCCAAGGACTGTTGGCAGACCCCGCTATGGTTATTCGATGCGTTAGATCTCGAGTTCGGCTTCTGGCTGGATGCAGCGGCGTCAGAGAGCAACGCCCTGTGCGTTAAATATCTGACCGAGGCAGACAACGCCCTGGGGTGTGAGTGGGATAGCGCTGGAGCTGTCTGGTGTAACCCGCCATACAGCAAGATCGGGCCTTGGGTCGCTAAAGCGGCAGAGCAGAGCGCGCGGCAGATCCAGACGGTAGTGATGCTAGTCCCGGAGGATATGAGCGTGGCTGGTTCAGCGAAGCGCTGAAAACAGTCGATGAGGTGAGGGTGATCACCGGTGGCCGTGTCAACTTTGTCCATGCTGTGACGGGAGCGGAGCAGAAGGGGAATAGCAAGGGGTCAATGCTACTGATTTGGCGTCCGTTCACTAACTCTCGCCGCATGATAACGACCGTCTCAAAATCAACGCTGGAGGCTATAGGCCGTCCAGTAAGGAGTGCGGCGTGAGGCTGTACCTTCCGTTTCCGCCAAGCGTTAACACCTACTGGCGCGCCCCCTCGCGGGGTCCGCTTGCCGGCCGCCATTTGGTTAGCGCCAAAGGGCGAGCATTTCACACCGAATGCCGAGCCCGCGTACTGGAGCAGCTGCGCCGCTATCCGGTGCCGATGGCCGGTGATCTGTCTGTGCATGTTGTCCTGTACCCGCCGACCCGCGCCCGCCGTGATCTGGATAATTTTTTCAAAGCACCGTTGGACTCCATGACGAAGATCGGCATCTGGCATGACGATAGTCAGGTCAAGCGGTTGACGGCCGAGTTCGGCGAAGTGGTAAAGGGCGGCTGTGTAGAGATCACGGTACAGCAAATCTTATCGTTACCTAAGAAGCTTACGGGCAAATAGTATGCCAATTATGCCAATCATGATTTTTCATTTTATTTGTAATGCCTTATATAACAAAAAGATTTTCATGCGGGCTGTTTTAATATCCAGTAGAATAGACAGACCGCATAGCCATGCCGGGGTATGTGGGGACAATCAACTGTGTGGAGGTAGTGATGAGTCAATTGATCTCGATTGATGGTATCTGCGTTCGTCAGGATGTTGGTGGACGTTTCTGCTTAAACGACTTGCACCGGGCAGCCGGTGGCGAAAAGCGTCACCAGCCCACAAACTGGCTGGCTCTGGCGCAGACCAAAGAGCTTATCGGAGAAATAATCGCCACTCCTGAGATTACAGGAGTGCTGGATAATCAACCTACTAGCGTAATAAATGGCGGTGACAACCGTGGTACATATGCGTGCAAGGAGCTTGTCTACGCGTATGCCATGTGGATCAGCGCAGCGTTTAATCTAAAAGTTATTCGCACATTTGACGCGATACAGTCTGCTGCCAGGGATAACTGCGCTGCCGATAAGGTGCAGGCGGGTATCATGATCTTGGAGTCTGCAGCCAAGACCCTCAATCTCTCCAATTCCTCTAAACTGGCCGGTTACCAGAAACTGCAGCAGTTCGTTGGCATTCCTGAGTTGATGCCGGCCTATGCCATCGATGCCCCATCAGATGCCGCCGATGGGTCAAGCAGGCCGACAAGCTCACTCACTGCCATTTTGAAGCGTCACAACATTCCCATATCGACACCGGCCGCATACCGGCGCCTGGTGCAGTTAGGCATCGTTCAGCACTGTGAGCGCCCTAGCTGCTCAGCTAAGGCCAAGAATGGCGTTAAGGCGTTCTGGGCAGTAACAGCGCGGGGCTGCCAGTACGGGAAGAACATCACGAGCCCGAACAACCCGCGCGAGACGCAACCACACTTCTTTGACTCCAGGGCGGGCGACCTGCTCAAGCTGATGATGATGGAGGCGCAGGCGTGATGGTGCTGACTAAGAAGCAGGAAGGTGTGTTGAGCTTTATCAGTGATTTTATCGCTGCTAACGGTTTCCCTCCAACGCGTGCGGAGATTGCCAGGGGGATTGGCTTCCGCTCACCTAACGCCGCAGAGGATCACCTCAAGGCGCTGAGCCGCAGTGGCGCCATTGAGCTGATCCGCGGTACTGCTCGTGGTATTCGGATTCGGGAGACAGCGTAATGCGCATGCTGTTTACCGCGTACCCGCAGCGGAGTGCTGGCGTTGTCCTGCTGAAAACCGGAAAACTGACGCGCCGTTTCACCGATGGCCAGCGCGTGATGCTGGCCGATGTACCCGCGGCATTTCATGACAGCCCCGCCGGCGAACTGGTGTCTGAGCAGCTAATCGCGGCGGATCCGGTGTGGCGTCCCTTCTTTGCACATGAGCGCGTGCAGAAAGCTGCGGGCCTGTACATGAACTTTTCGGAATATTTGGAAAATTTCCACTACTGCCAGTGGAAAGGTGTGCGCGATGGATACCACGACATACAGCTGACCAATACCGATGGCGAGCATGGTGGAGCCAGGCTGTGTTGGACCTGCGACAACGCCATGCGCGGTACTGATGGCAAGTTGTTTATAGAGCTGTGCGAGAAAAACCGTGCTGAGTGGGTGATCGAGTCTGCCCGCCGTGGGCTCAAGATGCCGGAAGGGCATCAGTTGACTGAGCCAGAGCTGTGTTGGTGGGCCTTGGAGTTCGGTGTCACTGACCTGATCCCCGGAGGCATTGCGCGCCGGATCACTGGCGTAGAGCCGGAGGAGATCACTGGCGTGATGAGCGAGTCAACCATCATCCCGGATCGGCCAACGGCTCAGGGGGTTCTGGCTGCCAAGGTGAAGGCGGCGGAAGCCTCCATCCCCCAGGAGAAAATGAAGCCGGTGATCAAGCTGGCGGCGGATGAAGCACCGGCGGCAGGCTTTATGCTGCGCCCCAAGCTGCAGCGCTGGGAGTGCCCGACATATTTGCGCTGGGTGAAGATTCAGCAGTGCAGTGGGTGCGGTAGTTCTGCTGACGATCCGCATCACATCATCAATTCAGGTCTAGGGTTGGGTGGTGTCGGAACCAAGACCCATGACCTGTATGTGATCCCGCTATGCCGGCGGTGTCACGACGAGCTGCACCGGGACGTCAGTACCTGGGAGCGGCAGCACGGCAGCCAGATAGAGCTGCTAGTGCAATTCCTCAATAGGGCGCTGGGTATCGGCGCAATTTTTACAGCTTAATGTGTGGAGATAGCTGATGTTTTATCCTGATTGTGTGGCTACGGCCAATGGTAGTGATTTGAAACTGCGGACTCTGGATCGGGTGTGGCTGCAGGGGCGCCTGCGTATGTGGGGTCGCTGGGCGCTGGTAAGACGTAACCAAGGGGCTGCTGGTATTCTGTCAAAGCTGATTTGTGACCCTACGATCTCAAAAGCAGCATTGCTGAGGGCCAAGCGGCAGCTGGTGCGTTCAGGAATAACGAGTGAAGAATTGCAGGCCATTTTCGACTGCATCAAAGGCGATCGCGCTGCCAGTAGCCTTTTATTCCTGAGCGATGATGAGGGGGTGGTGATTGATGGAGTGATTGCAAGGGTGTTAGGTACGGGCCAGTTGAGGGTAATCAAGGATCATTATTGCCATCGGAAGAGCTGCTATCAGATTGCTGTAGAGCGGCATGAGAAAGACCCTAGCGCGTGCCTGAGAACGCATCAGAACCGGGTGAATGCGTGGTTAGCGGCTGCTGAGTTTGCGCTGTTTAAGCCGCTGCGGGATGCGTTAAAAAAAGACAGTTGACATTCTTACCGAAAAAGTTAGTATTTTGATATACGCTTAGCGAAGCTGCGCCGGCTCGGCAGACAGCAAAAGCGAAACGAATTTGATTAACCCGCCATTGAGCGGGTTTTTCGTTTTTGTCCGTAGCAGTGCTGGTATACGATTAAAACGATGCCGATGGGCGCGCATCGTGGGTTTGGTTTGTCAATAAGCGATAGGTCATCGCTCAGTCCAGAAAACTTTTTTTATCTTTAACCAGAAATCCAGAGGATGTTCCTTCTGGATAATCCATTAGCCTGTTAATGAATGTCTTTAAATCATTACCGTGATGCAATGATGTTAGTGAATTGTTGATGTCGCTCTTGAGCTCCCTTACCAGATGGCCTGATGGGTCGATACGCTCAATTGTTTTTACTATGTTGTGAAATATAAGGCTAACGGCCTGCTCTCTGACAACCATCATTATTTTTATTTGGTCTAACTCTGATTTCGTCTCGTAATCCATGCCGCCTCCCAGACCATGATTAACCAGCCATACCTTAAATATCTATTTCAAAGTATAGATTAACCATGGCTCGTCAGCGGTTGCGATAACCAATACTACTTTCCAATGAGTGGCCATTAGTGGCGCGCTCTCTGCTTGCCTGGGTGAGCAATCAACTATCGCCCAGCGTTCGCTGAGCGCGAACAAAAGGAGCTATCCATGAGTGATCCGCTAACCGGTACGGGGTCGGCTGCCGGGGCGTTGGCTGGGGTGACGTTTGTCGGGATCTTTTCCGGTGCGGACGCTGGCGTAGTCATTGCGGCGTTTGCGGGGGCCGTTGTGTTTGTCCTATCGGCTGTGGAGTTTCCCGCGTGGAAGCGCATCGCTTTTGGCTTTGTGTCGTTCCTGATGGGGGTTATTGCGGCAGGGTTTACGGCATCGATTATCGATTGGTTTCTCCCTGACCAGGTCGTAGTCGATAAGCCGATCGGCGCGTTGGTGGCGAGTGCCTGCGTTATCTGGGTGCTAATGTTCATCATCTCGAAAGCCAAGAACCCGCCGCCCCTGAATTTTAAAGGGGGTGGCAAGTGACGATCGATCTGTTTCTGCTTCACATCAATGCAGCTGTGTGCGGGGTAATCGCCATGCGGCTGCTGCTGTTTCGTCGTAATGGCTCGCAGCATAAGCGCCTGGGCGCTGCTCTGGCCTATGTACTGATTGTGGCGTCGGCATCGGTGACGTTCCGGGTGCTGATCGGCGTGTATCACGCTGTCGACATATCCGAGACGATCATCAACGTGTTCTTCATGGCGTTGGTGATGAGAGCTAAGGGGAATGTTATGCAGTTATTTCGGGGGGCTTCGCGATGACCAAAGATGAAATTTTTGATGGGCTACTCAAGCGTGAGGGCGGATACGTTAACCATCCCGCTGATCGTGGTGGCCCGACGAATTGGGGTATTACAGAGAAAACGGCGCGAGCAAACGGCTATACCGGTGATATCAGCATGCTGTCACGCGATCAGGCGCTGCGCATCTATCGCGCAGATTATTGGGAAAGCCCACGCTTTGATCTGATCGACGTCGTTTCTCAACCCGTCGCCGCGGAGCTGCTCGATACTGGCGTTAACATGGGACCATCGGTAGCGGCCAAGATGCTACAGCGTTGCCTTACCGCCCTGAACGATAGCGGGCGCCTTTATCCTGACCTGCAGGTAGATGGGGTTATCGGTAATCGCACGGCCAACGCCCTGCGGGCCTATCTCGCAAAGCGTGGACATGACGGCGAGGCGGTATTGCTCAAGGCGCTGAACTGCTGCCAGGGGGCTCGCTACATCGAGCTATCAGAGGCGCGACCAGCTAACGAGGCGTTTCTGTACGGCTGGCTGCGTGAGCGGGTCGCTCTGTCTTAACCATATCTGACGTGTATCCAAGAGCCTCGGCTATGCCGGGGCTTTTTCGTATCTGCGCCATGCCCGGCGTAAACAATCACACAGAGCCTTATAGAAACAGGCCTCGGAGAAACGCCGTTATAGGTGGCGACCTCTCTGTGGGCGACGTTTCTGGGCAACGAGGCTTGTTTCTATAAGGTAACCATCGATATGAACACATCTGTAGCATCTTCTTATACCGACGCATCAAGCAATCATCATGTCGTTAATGAGTTCGCTGACATTGTTCCTGTTGTCAGTGGCCGGATCGGTGAGCGTGAAACCAATATTGTGAGTGCCAGAGCACTGCATGGTGCTTTGGGGGTTGGCCGAGACTTCACCAACTGGGTTAAAGGGCGGGTTAGCCAATACGGCTTCGTGGTTGGAGTTGATTACATCGCTGTTGAAAATTTGAGCTCGCCAAAACGGGCGAGCGCAAAATCTCGCCAACAAATAGAGCATGATTACTTGTTGACGCTGAACACAGCCAAAGAGCTGGCAATGGTTGAGCGTAGTGAACAAGGGCGCGCCATCCGTCGTTACTTCATCCAGTGTGAAGAGGCGTTACAGCTCACCGCCCCAGAGGCCGCCGCGCGCTATCGTCGCAAGCTAAAGGCTCGCATCGGAGTGGCAAACCTGTTTAAGCCGATGTGTTCTGCGTTGGAATCGGTAAGGGCTGAGCAGGGCAAGGCGACGCAGTCTCACCACTATAGCAACGAAAGTAACATGATCTCCCGCATCGTCCTGGGAGGCCTTACTGCGAAGCAATGGGCGGGTATGAATGGGTTGGTTGGGGATCCGCGTGACTCGATGAATGCCGAGCAGTTGGAGCATCTGTCTTATCTGGAAAGCACCAATATAACCCTGCTGGATATGGGGATGGATTACCTGCAGCGAAAGGTTGAGCTAACCCGACTATCCCAGCGTTGGATGGCGCGGCGCCTGGGTTCGTGATGGCTTTTGTTTAACGCCACTACAAAAATAGCGGTGGCAGTGTTCAGGCCTTGAATGATGCGAAGAAAATCGCATCGGTCATCACTATCAAGGGTGGGATTACATGGTTGGTGAACGGTTATGGAAGCCACTGGCGCTAATCGCGGCGGTGACTTTGTCGTATTGGGGGCTATCGTCCTGGCGCTATGCCGCTGGCCATGCAGATGGAAAGGCTGAGGCTGATCGAGCGTGGCAGGCCAAATGGTCACAGCGTGATGCCGGGGAAGCTCAGGCGATTACAGACAACGTGATGCTGACGCTCAACATCATGAATCAGGCGGTGGAGGCTAATCGAAATGCAAAGCACCAGATCGCACTGGAGTCACAGAGAGCCGCGCGAGATATCGCGGTGGCTGTTGCGGGCGATGATTGCACTAGTCGGCCTGTGCCTGCTGTCGCTGCTCAGCGGCTGCGTCAGTACGCGGACAGTGTACGTTCCGGCGCCAGTGCCACCGATCAGCACTGAGTTAACTGCCGATACGCCAGTACCGGTAGTACCTGATCCGCTGACCTGGGGGGGCAGCTTGGATTTGAATATCAGCTTGCTATCAGCGTTGGGTCAGTGCAATGCGGATAAGGCGGGGATCCGGCGCGTGGAACTGATGCGCGCCTCTCCTGCAACAGGCAATAAAAATCATATCGACAACATAAGGTAATGAATGATGGAGAAAGCAGTGCAGATTGCAGTAAACACCCCGGCGTTTAAGTTCGACCTGAATCAGATGGTCAATGTACGCGTTAGTGATGAGTTCGGCGAGGTGCGTGGGCGCGCTCAGTATGCCAATGCTGAGAACCAGTATTACATCCACTACCGCGCCGCTGATGGCCGTGCAACTTCGTCCTGGTTCGATGAATCCCTGCTGGTCGCTGCAGAGGATGATTGCCACCCTGGTTGTCCTATCTATAGCTGTGCCGAAATGCCGGAAGGGGCGACGGTAGAAGACGAGTAAGCATTACAGCAGGCCTTCAGTGGGGGGTCTGTGATAATGTAGACTTGTGTTTTTTCTGAGCGCCCCATGTATAGAAAACTATCATTGTGGTAAGTACCCAAAATGGAGGACTTATGCTTCAAGATTATTTTTCACATTCTACATCCGATCAAGAGCGTCGCTTGCTGGCAGTACAGGCAGCTTTAGAGATTGTAAAAGCTTCTGTTGGCTCTCCTACTTCTTATACTGGTGGTAAAGCTTTTGCTGATTTTAAGGCTGTAACTGAAGGGGTTGGCTCATTAGCTGATGCTATCCAGGATGCACTGGAAAGCAATGATGATGAATAATTGTTATTCCTAATTAATAACCCGCTGCGGCGGGTTTTTTATTGTTATTACCACACTCAGAGCAATTATCGTTACAGCCAGGCCGCCATGTGCGGCCTTTTTCATGGGGGTATGTATGACGTCATCACCGTTTCAATTCACGCGAGGACGCCGCTGCAGCTATTGCGGTTCGTTAACGCATATCGTTCAATTCTGCCCCAAAACGTATGCGGGGCGCTCGAATATAGAGAGCCGTGAGCGGGTTAAGCAGCTGGTTAACAGCACCCGTAACCAATAATCGGTTTGCGCCGCCTGTCGCCGTGTCCTCTCCTTAACCGAGACCATGCCATCCTTCATGTGAGTGGGCGGGGTCATTCAAAAACAGGTAACGCCGGGGTGGTTCCCACATGCTCGCCAGCTGGAGCTATGGCGGAGGAATCCAGCGCACCAATCAACAAATGATAACCATTATCAAAAGGTACTCCCTGAGGGTGGCCCTACTGCGGGTCACGCGCCACGCGGCGGGCGGCTAGTTTTTGCACTTTGATCGCCATCATCAGCACCTGCCGTAATATCATGATTAATATATAAAAAATATAGATCCATCTGGTGAGTGTGTTTTGCACTGTCGCCAGGTGCATTTTTCTTATTCGTTGAATTTTAATGCGAAATTGTGTTTTAAGGTGGTGAATCGGGGTGTGAGATGGGAACTGTTGACGATCTTGGCACTGCCTTTGCGTGGAGTATCTCTAAGATTTCAGAGGCTTTTTCTCTTGATCGGGCCACAGTGCGCAAACGGCTGGCCGAAGCTGGTGTAGAGCCAGCCGGAGAGAGTAGAGGGAATTCCCTATATGCTCTCCGTGATGTCGGGCCAGCGCTGTTTTCTACTAATAGCGCTCCTGCTGATATCGATGCCATTCAAAACCCCGCATTGATGCCACCAAAGGACCGTAAGGACTGGTATCAGTCCGAGAATGAGCGCGTGAAGCTGGAGGAGAGTACACGGCAACTGATCCCGGAGTCTGAGGTTGTGTCTGTGTTTTCCAGTATGACAAAAGCCGTTGTTCAGGTGCTTGAAACCGTACCAGATCTTCTAGAGCGCGATTGCGCATTGTCTCCGCAGGCTGTCTCGCATGTCCAAAATGTCATTGATGATCTGCGTTTTACGCTGGCTGAACGCACATACCATGCCTGCGCATCGGATTTGGCCGGCAGTGAGGAGGGGCTAGGGGAGGACTGATGTACGCATCCGCAAAAATGATAGGGCAGGATTTATCGGCTCGATTAAAGCCGCCGCGTCGAATGAGGGTATCCGAGGCTGTTGGGAAGTATATGCGAGTGCCAAAGAGTGCAGGCAACTCTGTCGCTTGGGATCCGAATGTGTCGCCGTATGTGCTAGAGCCGTTGGATTGTCTGTCGTCGAGAGAGTTTGATGCGGTGATTTTTGTCGGTCCCGCCCGAACGGGGAAGACCGTGGCGCTGGTTGATGGATGGATTGTTTATAACATTTGCTGCGACCCGTCCGACATGCTGATTGTGCAGATCTCTGAGGAGAAAGCCAGGGAGCATTCGAAAAAACGCCTTGACCGTACTTTCCGCTGTAGCCCAGCAGTGCGCCGTCGGATGAGCCCGCGCCGGAATGACAATAACGTTCATGACAAAATTCTACGTGATGGATCCTATCTAAAAATTGGTTGGCCATCGGTAAACATTATGTCGTCATCAGACTACCGCTTTGTAGCGCTGACTGACTATGACCGTCTGCCGGAGGACATTAATGGTGAGGGTGATGCTTTTAGCCTGGCATCTAAGCGCACCACAACGTTTATGTCGGCTGGGATGACTCTGGTTGAGAGCTCGCCAGGGCGAGATATTGTAGATACGAAGTGGAAGCGGACGACGCCACATGAGGCGCCTCCCTCGACGGGGATCTTGTCACTCTACAACCGAGGCGATCGCCGGCGCTGGTACTGGCCATGTCCCCACTGTGGTGAGTTTTTCCAGCCGATTATGGAGAACGTTGTCGGCTATAGAGATAACCCGGATCCCATGGAGGCCAGCGAGGCGGCTCGGGTACAGTGCCCACACTGTATGGGGCTGATTGAACCGCATCAAAAGCGTGAGCTTAACGCGCGCGGCATCTGGCTGCGCGATGGGGAAATTAGCTATGCCGATGGTGAGCGTAGCGGAACGCCACGTCGATCTCGTATCGCGTCTTTTTGGATGGAGGGGCCGGCGGCGGCGTACCAGACCTGGGCGCAGCTTATCTATAAAATTTTGACCGCTGAACAGGAGTATGAGGCGACCGGTAGTGAGGAGACGCTGAAAACGGTCATCAATACTGACTGCGGGCAGCCGTATATGCCGCGCCGTTCGCTGGAAAGCCGCAAGAGCGATGTCCTTATGGCGCGTGCGGAAGTGATAGAGAAGCGCGTTGTACCGGAAGGCGTGCGCTTCCTGATCGCGACGGTGGACGTACAGGGTGGTAAGAATCGTCGTTTTGTCGTGCAGATTATCGGTTATGGCGCCGATGGCGAGCGCTGGGTAGTCGATCGCTACAACATCCGCTATTCCATGCGGTTCAATGAGAATGGGGAAAGTCAGCCGATTAATCCGGCTTCATTCGCTGAGGATTGGGACCTGTTGAGAACGGATGTTCTTGATAAAACCTATCCTTTGGAGTCATCGCCGGATATTCGCATGCCGATATTGGCGATGGGGGTCGATTCTGGGGGTGAAGATGGCGTCACCGATAACGCCTACACTTTTTGGCGCCGTTGCCGCCGTGACGGTGAGAGTCGGCGTGTCTATTTGCTGAAAGGGGATAGCGTATCCCGCAGCAAGCTGATCTCGCGCTCTTACCCTGACAACACAGACCGCTCCGACCGCCGTGCAAAGGCCCGAGGTGACGTTCCTATCTATCTGCTGCAAACCGATAAGCTCAAGGATCGGATCTCTGGTGCGCTATCTCGCGATATTCCTGGACCAAATTATATTCATTTCCCCGACTGGCTTGGGGAGTGGTTCTATGAGGAATTGACGTATGAGGAGCGCGATATCAGCGGGAAATGGCGCAAGCCAGGGCATGGCGCAAACGAGGCGTTCGACCTTTTCTGTTACGCGCATGCCATCGCCATTCTTCGTGGGTATGAACGTATTAATTGGGAGAGCCCTCCCGTGTGGGCGCGTTTACCTACTGAGCCATCATCAAAACCAGTAACGCAGCCCGCGTCCGAAGAAAATAAACCGGTTAACACAATCAATTTCGAGGCCGTCCTCGCGGCGCCAACTGTTGTTCCTGATAAAGAGATTAAGGGAGGGTGGATACTGTGACGCGAGAAGAATTGGAGCAGCGGCGCCAGGCTTATTTGGAGGCTGAGCGCGCCGTGTTAATGGGGAAGTCCATCTCAATTAACGGGCAGGAAATGACGATGGAAAGCCTGTCGGTGATCCGCAAGGGGCTGGAGGATATCGACGCGCAACTACGAGCTAAAACCCGACCCCGCAGTTTGCACTCAGTAGCGAGGTTCTAATGGGTATCTTGGGGAAGATGGTGACGGCTATTGCGCCTCACTGGAAGTTGTCACGCCTACGCGCTCAGCACACTATTCGGGCGTATGAGGCGGTCATGCCTACGCGTACGCATCGAGCGCACCGAGAAAATCGCTCACCTAATCAAGCCACGCAGTTTGGCGGCAAGTCATTGCGCGAGCAAGCGCGGTGGCTAGATGAAAACCACGATCTGGTTATCGGCGCTTTGGATAAATTGGAAGAGCGGATTATCGGCTCACGGGGAATCATCGTTGAGCCACAGCCCCTAACGCCGGACGGTGCGTTAAATAAGGAGCTGGCCGAAGATATCCGCATGGCGTGGGCCGAATGGTCGGTAGCTCCAGATGTATCTGGTCAGTATACGCGGCCCGTGTTGGAGCGCTTGCTGTTGCGTACCTGGTTACGTGATGGCGAAGTGTTTGTGCATACCATCTGCGGATCGGCGGTGGGGTTATCTAAGGTTGCCGGTGTTCCTTGCTGGCTGGAGGCGATGGAGCCGGATTACGTGCCGTTAGGCATGAGCGATCAAGAAACGAATCTGGTTCAGGGGATCCAGTTTAATAACTGGATGCGTCCTACTGGCTATCAAGTCTATAAGACGTATCCGGGGTTTGGCGTTGGTCTCGCTGATACCAAGGTAATCTCTGCAGATAATATGCTGCATCTGAAATTTACCCGCCGGTTAAATCAGGCTCGCGGGGTGTCGCTGTTATCTGGCGTCATTATTCGTTTGGCCGATCTCAAAAATTACGAGGACAGCGAGCGTATTGCGGCGCGACTTGGCGCGGCGTTTGGCGCCTATATCAAGCGGGGTGACGCACAGACCTTTAATGACGACAACTACGAAAAAGGCAAAGAGCGAGAGCTGAATATTACGCCTGGGATGATCTTTGACGGCCTTGGTCCGGGTGAGGATATCGGGATGATTAAGTCAGATCGCCCGAATCCGAATCTTGAGACGTTCCGCATGGGGCAATTACGAGCCGTCGCCGCAGGAACCCGAAGCAGCTTTTCCTCTATCGCCCGTAACTACGATGGCACATACAGCGCGCAACGCCAGGAGCTGGTCGAGGCGCAAGAGGGTTACGCCATCCTGCAAGATGCCTTTATCGCTGCTATTACTCGCCCGATGTATCGCCGCTGGCTGTCCGCTGCGATTGCAGCTGGCCGTATTACTGTCCCGCGCGGTATCGACAAAGAAACGCTATTCAACGCCGTTTACAGCGGCCCCGTTATGCCGTGGATTGACCCACTCAAAGAGGCCAACGCCTGGAAGGTCATTCTTCGTGGCGGCGCCGGTACGGAAAGTGACTGGATCCGTGCCCGAGGCGGAACCCCGGCAGATGTGAAACGTCGTCGTAAGGCTGAAATCGACGAAAACAGAGAGCTGGGGCTGGTGTTTGATACCGATCCGGCTAATGACACAGGAGGAGATCCCAGTGGTGGGAAAGAAGAACCAAATCATGAGTCCAAAGGGGATGGCCGCACTCGGAGCCGGACGCGGTAGTAACTGGTACAGCATGAAAGCCAGTGCGGAGGATACGGCGGACATCAGTATCTATGAAGAAATTGGCGGGTGGGGTATTTCAGCCCGCCAGTTTGCTGAGGAGCTGACAGCGTTGGGGCAGGTGAACCACATTAATCTGCACATCCACTCCCCAGGCGGTGATGTCTTTGATGGCATCGCCATCTATAACCTGCTGAAAAATCACCCAGCCAGCAAAACGGTGTATATCGATGGCCTGGCCGCTTCGATGGCCTCGGTGATCGCCATGGTTGGTGACCCAATCATCATGCCGGAAAACGCCATGATGATGATCCACAAGCCCTGGGGCGTTGCCGGCGGTGATGCCAATGAAATGCGTGATTACGCTGATTTGCTGGACAAGGTTGAATCAGTGCTGATCCCGGCCTATGCCGAGAAAACAGGGAAGACGGCAGACGAGATCGCGGCGCTGCTGGAGCAAGAGACGTGGCTGAGCGGCGTCGAGTGTGTCGAGCAAGGATTCGCTGACAAAACCATCAAGCCTGTCAAGGCGATGGCCTGCATCCAATCTAAACGAGTAGAGGAATTCGAACATATGCCGAAGAGCATCCGTAATCTGATCAATCCGCAAGCCAATGCTGGCCGTCAGCCTACCCATCAGGAACCGGCGGCGCCGGCGGGAAATCTCGACGTTAACGCTATTCGCGCCCAGGTGCAGGAAGAGCAGCGCCAGCGTGTCACCGGTATCCAAGACCTATTTGCCATGTTTGGTAACCGCCATGCCGATCTGATGGCGCAGTGCGTGTCCGATGTCGATTGCTCTGTCGATCAGGCAAAGGACAAGCTGCTGGCCGAATTGGGTAAAGGTGCGACGCCGACCAATCAGCTGAACGGTACGCAGAACCGCACTAACTCGCACATCTACGCGGGCAACGGTAACTTCACTGGCGATGGCATTCGTGCTGCCCTGATGGCGCAATCCGGCTATGAAGAAGGCCAGCGCGATAACCCGTATGCCGGGATGACGCTGCGCGAAATGGCGCGAATGTCGCTGACAGAGCGTGGGATCGGCATTGCCGGCTATAACCCGATGCAGATGGTCGGTCTCGCTTTTACCCACTCAAGCTCAGACTTCGGCAACATCCTGCTGGACGTGGCCAATAAGTCTATTCTGCAAGGCTGGGAGGATGCAGGGGAGACGTTTGAGCAGTGGACGAAGAAGGGGCAGCTTTCCGACTTCAAAGTTGCGCATCGTGTCGGCCTGGGTGGCTTCTCCTCACTGCGTCAGGTGCGCGAGGGAGCTGAGTATAAGTACGTTACCACCGGTGATAGCCAAGCGACGATCGCGCTGGCGACGTATGGTGAGCTCTTCAGCATTACTCGCCAAGCTATCATCAACGACGATCTGAACATGCTGACCGATGTGCCGATGAAGTTGGGGCGAGCCGCCAAGGCGACGATCGCTGATCTGGTTTATGCCGTTCTGACGAAAAACCCGAAAATGTCGACGGATGGTGTCGTGCTGTTTGATAGCGCCAAGCACCATAACGTATTGAGCAGTGCCGCCATGGATGTTCCCAGCCTGGATAAAGGTCGCCAGCTGATGCGGACGCAAAAAGAAGGCGATCGCCATCTGAACATCCGTCCGGCGTTTGTCCTGGTTCCGACAGCGATGGAGGCCAATGCCAATCAGGTTATTAAGTCGGCCAGCGTTAAGGGGGCTGACGTTAACTCTGGCGTTATTAACCCGATCCAGAACTTTGCCACCGTTATCGCCGAACCGCGCCTGGATGATGCCAGTGTATCGACCTATTACCTGGCGGCCGCGAAAGGCAGCGACACGATTGAGGTCGCCTATCTCAACGGCGTAGACGCTCCGTATATCGATCAACTGGATGGTTTCGACGTTGATGGAGTGACGACGAAAGTCCGCATTGACGCGGGCGTTTCTCCGCTTGATCACCGCGGCCTGGTGCGCTGCTCTGCATCGTAATATCGGCCGATAATCCGAATACCACGAACTGGCCCTTATGGGCTTTTTTTATGTCCTGAATTTGGCCTCTCACGGAGAGGCCTGGAGGCTTTATGGCTAAAAATTTTGTACAGGAAGGTAAGACCATCCAGTTTACTGCGGCGAAGGCCACGGAAAGTGGCGCCCTGGTTCAAGTGGGCGACGTTATGGCTGTTTCCATTTCCGATGTTGCTGCTCAAGCGCAGGGCGTTGGCATGGCTGAGGGGGTATTCCTGTTACCGAAACTGCGGACCGATGATATGGCCACCGGTAAAAAGGTGTACCTGAAGAGCGACAAAGTGCAGCTGGCCAATAGTGCCAGCGAGCCCTATGTCGGTGTGGTGTGGGAGGCTGCCGGCACTAGCGATGATTTCGTGCCGGTAAAAATCAATGCCTAACCCATTCGACGAGCTGGCTGGCAGGATGGACGCGACTATCTCTCAGCGTTTCGGTAAGCCAGCCGAGATCAACGGCACTTCGGTTATCGTGGTGCCCTCATCGTTATCAGCGATTCTCGGTCCAGTGGAAGCCAGCGTGCTGACTCTGATCGTGTTTTCACCCGGCTATCGGCCACGGCGCGGTGACGATGTGAGGTGGAACCAGAAAGCCTACACCGTGAGTAAGTTTCATCAGCAAAACGGGAAGTGGGTGATCCAACTGGAGATCGGCTAATCGGGGGGGGTATGGCATTAGTTAAAGGCATGGACAGGTTGGAGGCCGTCCTGCGTGATCTCAGCGATAAAGCTGTCCCTGCCGCCGTGCGGCGTGCGTCAAGGAAGGTCGCAGAGGCGGCCATGTTGCGTGCCGCAGAGCGAGTAGCCAGTAAAGAGAAGCTGCCCATCGATAAAGTCAAAAGGCGCATGAGGTTGTACACCCCTCGTGGCGGCATTGCGGCCTATTCGAAAATCACGGTATATCGAAGCGCAATGCCGGTCATTAATCGTGGGGCCCCGCAGTTGATCCTCGGGCCGCGCAGTGGCGGGCGGTCTGGCTGGCGTGGATCTGTATTAACGGCTGGCGGCCGCTCTTATCCCGGCTCTTTCCTTGTCTACATCCCCAAGTATCGTCACTGGCAGATCATGCACAGGACTGCGGCGGCGATTGCCGCCAAGCAGAGACTGATGATCGACGCGACGCGTGAGGATATGTCAGGCGTGTTGACGCAGGCATTTGAGATGGAGAAAGACAACATCTTGAGCGAGATGGAGGATGAGCTGGGTAAGCAGCTGACGTCACAGCTGAAGCGGGAGATGAAGCGATGAGCGCAACGGAGATCCGTAAGGCTCTGGTCGATGAGTTCCGCAGGGTCTTAAAAGACGAGCCTGAAGAAGTCGCCATTTTCAATGGGCTGCCAGCGTTTGTTGACGGTGAAGAGGAGTTACCGGCGGTTTCTGTGCATCTGTCAGATATTGCGGATGACGATGAGTTTCTCGACGATCCGAAATGGCGGGCAGTTTTGCATGTGGCCGTGTTTGTTAAATCGAGCGCGCCGGATAGTACGTTAGATCACTGGGCTAGCCGCTTAGTTTTCCCGGTTGTTCCTAACTGTCGGGAGTTATTGCGCCTGTGTTCATCAATCGAGTTAGTGGGATGCACCTATGACCGCAGTGATGTCGCTGCGACTTGGGCTGCTATTGATGTGAAATATAACATTACGTTTGAGTGGGAGTGATATGGCTGATCCGCTGAAAAATGAGCCGATTAAAGGCGCAAAGACCACGTTCTGGTATTACATCGGGCGTGGTGTTGGAACCCCCCAGTCGCCGGAGCCTGACTGGCGTCGATTGGGTAAGGTAAAGTCACTGAAGCCGGGAGAGATGAAAGCCGACACTGAGGATGATTCCTATCTCGACGATCCTGATGCCGACTGGAAGCAGAGCTCTCCGGGGCAAAAATCAGTATCGGAGGCGTCGGTAACGTTAGCGTGGATGCCTGGAGACCCGGGGCAACAGGCGTTGATGGATGCGTTTATGCTGGGTAAAACGCTGGCATTTCGCATTAAATACCCGAACGATACTGCCGATTTTTTTACGGGATTCATTACCAATCTTGGCAAAGAGATCAACAGTAAAGATGTTATTACGCGAGACATTAAAATTCAGCCATCCGGTAAGCCGATCTCAGCAGAAGGACTTATCCCGGCGCTGACTGGTATCAAAATCTCTACCGGGCAATCTGCAGATGGTACGGCGGTTGCACTGACAGGCAGCCAAGGCAAATGGACGGGGAGCGCTCCCGTATCTAAGGGGCGTATCAGCCTAACCATTGAACCTATTCCGGCGGGGGCAGCCATTCCAGCATTGAGTGTTGTTTCCTCTGCGCCAGATAAGGCGTTGATCCCCGATGCTACGGCTCCCGATATTGTGCCGTTAATGGCGGGTGAGGCGGCGATCACGATCAGTGGCGGTGGCTTTACTGATAAATTAACGCTCACGTTAAGTTGATTTTTCATTGCAGCAGCCCGCCATTTTGGCGGGTTTTTTATTGGGGGCGTGGATGTTTTTAAAAAAAGAGAAATTTACTCACTGCGAGCATTCTGTTGAGCTTCGTGAGCTGTCAGCACTGCAGCGTATTGAGTATATGGAGTATGCGGCAGCAAACCAGATCAATGATGACGGCGAGATTGAGCCGATGAAGTATATCTCGGCGCTTAATCGCATGGATATCAAGCTGAATGCCATGTTGGTTGCCATGGCCACGGTATCCCCAGAAAAAATGGAGGATCCGACGGAAATGCAGGTGTTACAGCACAGCATCATGCGGGCATGGCCATCGGATGCGCTGGGAAAGGCGGGAAAATTAGTGATGGCCTTGAGCGGTATGCTTCCCCCGGAACCTGCCCCGGGAGAGTCTCCAGACGGAACCCTCGGAGAGCATGATGCGGGAAAGTTTTAGGGCGGGAAATGGCCTTTGTTTTGGGACTGGCGCGAGAGTTCCGGCGCGCTGACTGGCGGCGCTGGTTGTCCTCTATGAGCTGCACGGAGTTTAAAACGTGGGCAGATTACTATGCTACCCGCCCCTTCTTTGTTGATCTGGTTGATTGCGAGTTTGCTTCCCTGAAGCTGAATCAGTTCCTGTTGGCAGGCGGAAAGAGTGATGAGGTCTCTATGCAGGATTTTAGCCTAATCACTGCCGGCGATGAAGCGCTCGAGCCCGAGGAAGATATGGGAGACGATCAAATTATGGCGGCCGCGACATTTATTCCTGGGGGGGTGCGATTTGGCCAGTGAAACTGATCTTGAGATATTTATCGGTGCTAACACGGCGCAGTTCCGTGAGTCGATGCAAAAAGCTCGCGATGATATTCAGATCGTGAACGAGGAAGTGCGGTCCGCGGCTGCCGCGACAGAAGACGGCGCCGATAAATTTACGGCAGCCCAAGTCCGGGCAACGCAACGCCTCCTGCGTTCGATCGATCCGACGTTGCGGTCTATGGACGCCCTTGAAGTAAAGCAGCGCAAGGTCGAGCAGTCACTTCGTGATGGCAAAATCTCAACGGAAGAGTATTCGCGCGCCATGCAAATTCTGTCCCGAGATCTGGAACAGACACAGGCTAAAGAGCGGCTGCATGCGGCCGCGTTTGGGCAGGCTACCGCGGCTATGCAGCGGCAAGATCAGATGCTCAAAAAAATGAACATCTCAGTCGGACAATACCGTAGCGCCGTTGGCATGTTACCGGCGCAGATGACTGACGTGGTTACGCAGTTGGCGGGTGGTCAAAATCCTCTGCTCATCCTGCTGCAGCAAGGCGGGCAGATTAAGGACTCCTTCGGCGGCATAAAGAATACGTTTGTCGCGTTAAGTTCGGTTATTTCACCCGCAGCGCTAGGCGTCGTAGCATTATCCGGCGGTATTGGTGGGTTGGCATATGCGCTGTATAAGGCCGAGCAGGAGCAGCAGGCGTTTAATCGCAATCTGATTATGACGGGTAGCTATGCCGGGAAAACGACGGGGGAATTACAAGCGCTGGCGCGAGCTATGTCTGGCGATGGTCTGTCTCAAGGGAGTATGGCATCGGCATTGGCTCAGACGGTTGGCTCTGGTGCATTTTCTGGTTCATCTGTTGAAATGGTTGCTAATGCTGCTGCGCGCCTTGAAAAGTCAACTGGAGCATCAATTGACTCAACCATCGAGCAGTTTAAGCGGCTGCAGCAAGATCCAGTAGCAGCGGTAAAGACGCTTGATGATCAGATACATTTTCTGACGGCGGCGCAGTTGGAGCAGATCACTACGCTTGCTTCTCAGGGGCGAGAGCAGGAGGCGGCTAGAGTGGCCATGAATGCGTATGCGGCAGCTATTAATACCCGTACAGCAGAAATGCGTGAAAATCTTGGGTCACTTGAAATAGCATGGAGGTCAGTAAAAAATACTGCTTCTGAGGCGTGGGATTCTATGCTGAATATTGGGCGTGAGGTTCCAATCAGCGATAAATTGGAAGAAACTCGCCGTCAGCTTGAAAACGCTAAACGGGATTTGGTTAATTTAAAAAAAGGGTCAGTGAATGTAGATACTACTGGGTATGGTTTCGGGCGAAAAAGTGACTCGTTAGGTTCTCAAGAAAGTACTCAGGCCATTATTGAAAAGCAGTCGCTAGTATTACGATTGCAAAAACAGCTTGGAGAACTCGGAGAGAAATCATATCAAGAGTCTATTAAGGCTGGCAGAGAGAAAGCAGATCGAGATGATCAAGAGCGCCAAAAACGACAAATTGAAGCAACAGAAAAGTTAAATCGTGAGTACGAGAGCGAGGCAACTCGACACATTAGGAAGCTGGAACAGATCAGAAATTCCGGCGCTGCGAAAGATGCTATCGACCTTGCTATCAATGCTGAAAATGAACGCTATGCAAAATCTCAGTCACGGGGTAACCAAGGTTCCCCGCAAGGGGAAAGCTTGGCAGATCGCTATAGCCAGCGCCTTGCTCAAACCCGAGAAGCATTGCAGTTGGAACAGGCTGGAGCGCAAACCCTAACACAATCAGAGCGCGACCTGATCGCACTTCGTCAGCGTTTGGATGACCTGAAAGGGCGCAGCCTGACTAAAACTGAGCAAAGCGTGGTGGCGAATGCCGCCATTTTAGAGAAGTTACTCTCCCAGAACGTAGCGGAGGAAAAGGCGTTAGAGCAGCAGAAAGCGCTGAATGAAATGAGGCGCAAGGGTTCTCAGCTCTCTATGCAGATGGAGCAAGAAGCGCAACGAGATAGCCGGACGCGATCATTTGAACTGCAGGGGTTTCGAATGGGTGACCTAGCCCGTGAGCGGGCACGGCAGGAGATGGTTCTCCGCGATCACTACGATCAGGTTATGGGGGAGTTAGAGCGAAGCGCCACACAAAAAAGGACGAAGGGTAGCACGGAGTATTCAGATGCAGTCCGCATGCTGCAGGAAAGCCTAGAGCAGCGGTTACAGGCATTGCGTGGTTACTATGCTGCGGTTGATGCGGAGCGGGCCCGCTGGGATATTGGCGTAAGCCGCTCTATGCAAAATATTAAAGAGGCCGGGGATGATGCCGCTGGCGCCGCTGGGGAGGCGCTAACGGGGGCGTTTAGTAGTGCTGCCGACTCTCTGGCAAACTTTGTATCAAGTGGTAAAGCTAACTTTCGTAGTCTGACAACATCGATCCTGTCTGATTTAGCCCGCATTGCTGCACGAATGGCATTGTCAAAGGCCGTTGGTGGGCTGTTTAGCATGTTCGGCGGGGCGGCAGCAGGAGGCGCTAATGCCTTTTCTTCGGGAGAATATGGCAACCTGCCACTGGTCGCAAACGCATCCGGCGGCGTGTATCGCTCGTCAGATTTGAGTGCATATAGCGGCCAGGTGGTTTCACAGCCAACTTTTTTTGCTTTTGCTCGCGGGGCGGGCTTGATGGGGGAGGCAGGGCCAGAGGCGATCATGCCATTGACCCGAGATAGTAAAGGCCGTTTAGCGGTAACTGCGGTTGGGGCTGGGGCACATGGCTCGGTATTTTCTCCGAACTATAACGTTGTTATTCAGAACGACGGTAAAAATGGCGAGATAGGTCCAGGGGCACTAAAAGCCGTATATGACCTCGGGCAAAAAGCTGCAGCTGATTTTTTGCGGCAGCAGGGGCGTGATGGTGGTCATCTGAGCGGGGCATATCGATAATGGAAACATTTCGCTGGCAAGTTCGCCCCGATATGGTCGTAGAGTCTGAGCCACGGGTGCATGTTGTAAAGTTCGGAGAGGGGTACGAACAGCGCCGATCCTCCGGTTTAAATGGCGATCTGAAAAGCTATGAAGTAACAATCAAGGTCTCGCGGGATGACGCCCACGCGCTGGAGGCGTTTTTATCTCGACACGGCGGTGTTTCAGCGTTCCTATGGACGCCGCCCTATGTGCATCGGCAGATCAGGGTCGTATGCCGGAAATGGGCGTCACGGGTTGAAATGCTTAACACCGTGTTTACAGCAACGTTTAACCAGGTGATTTCCTGATTGAGAGGAGGAATAATGCGCAATATTCCGCAGGAGACCCGAAACGAAACCACAAAAACTGAGCAGGGAGCTCGCATTGATCTGTGGGAGTTCGACCTGTCATCCATAGGCGGGGATCGTTACTTTTTTTGCAATGAATTAAATCACAATGGTGAGCCGGTAACGTGGCAGGGGAGACAATATCAACCCTATCCCATTCAGTGCTCGGGTATCGAAATTAAGGGAAAGGGGGCAACTAATCGCCCTTCGCTCGCCGTATCTAATCTGTTTGGCCTGGTCACTGGAATGGCGGAGGATTTGCAGAGCCTTGTTGGGGCTTCTGTTGTGCGCCGGCAGGTATATTCTCGGTTTCTTGATGCGGAAAATTTCCCCGATGGTAACCTAGAGGCCGATCCTGAGCAGGAGGCCGTGGCTCGCTACGTTGTTGAGCAATTGACAGAGCTGACTGCAGAAACGGCGACGTTTGTTTTATCTCTCCCTACTGAGACTGACGGAGCCGTATTCCCCGGGCGTATCATGCTCGCAGAGGTTTGTGCATGGCGTTATCGATCAGATGAGTGTGGTTATGCTGGCCCTCCAGTGGCGGATGTGTTCGATAGTCCAACCGTTGATCCCTCCCTTGACCAGTGCAGTCGATGTCCGAGGGGGTGCAAGCTGAGGAGCAATATCGGCAGCTTTGGTGGTTATCTGTCTATTAATAAACTATCGCAATGATAATTTGGTGGCATCATCTTTTACCTTTACACCTATCATTTGTTAGTATGTGGCTACATTACTAATGAGGATGGTGATATGGAATTATTTATTGTTGCTGCATTGCTTGGATTAATTCCTGCATTCATAGCACAGAGTAAAGGGCGATCTTTTGGTGCGTGGTGGTTATATGGTTTTTTTCTGTTTATTGTGGCAATAATCCACGCTCTTTTAATATCTAAGAATGATAAAGCGATAGAGGATAAACAGCTGGAAAATGGGATGAGGAAATGTCCATTTTGCGCTGAGTTAGTAAAGAAAGAAGCTATTAAGTGCAAGCATTGTGGTAGTGATATACCAGCATTTAATGTGGCAAAAGAAAGTAATGTTGATTATCTTTTTGTTCCTTCTTGTGTTCCTATTAATGAATACATCAAAGTTGATGCTGGAAGAAAAACAATTAACAGCAGCAAAGTCGCCGATGTTGTTTATAAATTGAGAAAAATAAATCCTGATGTTAGCTCTGAGTGGATTGAAAAAAGATATTCCGATGATATTGAATTTATTTTGTCGGAACTGCCACATGACCTTAGAGAAGAGTTCTCTATGGTGTATAGATCAATATTAATGGCTTGAAGAAATACGCCCGTTATTGAACGGGCTTTTTATTGCCTGTTTTGTTGTCATTCTTAATGAACTTACTATTTACTCTATAAGGAATCATATGATTGATGATGAAATATTGGAGCATGCTTTACAGTGTGCGCCGATGGAGTCATGCGGTTATGTGGTGCGTATGGATCAGAGAACGGCATATCTGCCATTTGAAAACCGGTCTATTGAGCCTACGCAGTATTTCAGGATGGCGCCCGAGGACTTTTTGGCGGCACAGGCCAGGGGGGAGGTTATCGCGATGGTGCATAGCCATCCTGGGGGGCTGCCCTATCTCAGCGAGGGAGACCGAACGCTGCAGTTGGCCAGCGCCTTGTCGTGGTGGTTAGTCTGCGATGGCAATATCCATCGGTTTCGCTGCGTTCCCCGCTTATTGGGGCGGCAGTTTGAGCACGGGATATTGGATTGCTACACCCTCTTTCGTGACGCCTATGAGCTCGCTGGCCTGACGTTGCCCGATTTTCATCGGGATGATGATTGGTGGAAGCGTGGCGAAAATCTGTATCTGGAGAACTTTGAGAAAACCGGGTTTTACCGGGTTACCGCCAGTGATGCGCAGGCTGGGGATGTGGTGCTGTGCTGCTTTGGGTCATCCGTAGCGAATCATGCGGCAATTTACTGTGGTGACGGAATGTTGCTACATCACGTCCCTGATCAGTTGAGTAAACGAGAGAGGTATAGCGATAAATGGCAACGGCGAACGCACTCAATATGGAGGCACCGGGACTGGCAAGTATCCGCTTTCACGGGGATTTACAACGATTTGGTAGTCGATTTGACCTCCATGTAAATACCGCCGCTGAGGGAATTCGTGCGCTGTGCATACAGCTTCCAGGCCTGCGCCAGCAGATGTCGCAGGGACATTATCAAGTGCGCATCGCAGGGCTAACTGCCACCCCGGCAGACGTGGCTCAGCGTATGCGGGAGCCTTTGCCGTATGGGGGCATTATTCATATTGTTCCTCGGGCTGCCGGCGCAAAGCGCGGTGGGGTATTTCAGATTATCGCTGGTGTGGCAATGATCGCCGTGGCGTGGTGGAACCCCGCTGGCTGGATGGGGGCTGCTGCAGTATCTGGACTATACGCAGCAGGTGCCAGCATGGCCCTTGGTGGCGTTGCGCAGATGTTGGCACCACAGCCGAAAGCGCCATCAATGGCGCAGGCTGATAACGGAAAGCAAAGCACCTATTTTTCCAGCTTGGATAACATGGTTGCACAAGGAAACCCATTACCGGTTTTGTACGGCGAGATGTTAATCGGATCGCGCCGTATTTCGCAGATGCTGAGCACCCGTGATGAAGGTGGCGGCGGAAAAGTTGTCGTGATAGGTCGCAGAACATAAACCGCCTTTTGGCGGTTTTGTTATATGAGGGGTGTGCATTATGGGTAAGGGTAGTGGCGGTGGGCATACGCCGTATGAGGCACCTGATAATTTACGATCTTCTCAACTGCTCAGCGTGATTGATGCGTTGAGTGAAGGTCCGATAGAGGGGCCAGTGGATGGCCTGCAGAGTATCCTGGTTAATCAAACGCCCACTGTCGATGCTGATGGTAATGTTAATGTCCACGGTGTCACGGTGGTTTACCGTGTTGGAGAGCAGGAGCAGTCGTCACTGGATGGGTTTGAGGAATCTGGCGCTGAAACAATGTTAAACGCCGAGGTGAAAAACGCTAATCCAATAACCAGGACCATTACATCAAAAGAGATCGATCGCCTGCGCTTTACGTTCGGTGTTTCATCATTGGTTGCCGGCACCGATGACGGTGATCAGGTCGAAACCAGCGTTAATCTGAGCATTCAAGTGCAGCGCGCCGGCGCCTGGGTGACGGAAAAAGATGTGACGATCCAAGGAAAGCGGACATCGCAATTTTTAGCATCAGTAGTCGTCGATAATTTGCCTCCACGCCCGTTCGGTATTCGGATGATCAGGAATACGCCTGACAGTACATCTGCTCGTTTACAGAACAAAACATTATGGTCGAGTTACACTGAGATAATCGATCTGCAGCAGCGCTATCCCAATACGGCTGTAGTTGGTGTGCGTGTGGATGCTGAGCAATTCGGCAGCCAGCAGGTCACGATGAATTACCACGTTCGCGGTCGCATTGTCCGGGTCCCATCCAACTATGATCCAATTACGCGGGTGTATACCGGTATTTGGGATGGATCTTTCAAACCGGCGTATACCAATAACCCTGCGTGGTGTCTGCTGGATCTGCTTACGCACCCACGGTATGGCATGGGCGATCGTATGGGGATGGCAGACGTTGATATCTGGTCCCTGTATGCCATTGCACAGTATTGCGATCAGTCTGTTCCTGATGGGTTTGGTGGGACGGAGCCGAGGATGGTGTGTAACGCCTACCTAGCGACTCAGCGAAAGGTTTATGATGTCCTGGCTGACTTCTGCTCATTAATGCGCTGTATGCCCGTTTGGAACGGTCTGACGATGACGTTTGTGCAGGACAGGCCCGCAGACAAAGTGTGGACGTATTCAAACAGCAATGTCGTTGACGGCAGTTTTAAGTACGGATTCAGCGCACTGAAAGATCGTCATAATGCGGTAGAGGTGCGATACATTGACCCGCAGAATGGCTGGAAAGCCTCTGTGGAGCTTGTAGAGGATCAGGCGGCCATCGTTCGATATGGGCGAAACCTGCTTAAAATGGAGGCCTTTGGTTGTACGTCGCGTGGCCAAGCGCGACGTATGGGGCTATGGGTGATCCAGACTGAATTGCTGGAGACGCAAACCGTCGATTTCATGATCGGTGCCGAGGGATTGCGCCATCTACCCGGTGACATTATTGAAATCTGCGATAATGATTATGCAGGTGTCACAGTTGGTGGGCGAATACTGGATGCTGATACGGTCAGCCGAACGGTCACCCTCGATCGTGATATTGCTCTACCTCCAGGTGGTTCGGCAGAGATGAATCTTATCGGTGCTGATGGCTCGCCAATAAGCATCCCTGTTGTCGATCTCCCTGCGCCAAATATGGTGCGGCTGCAGACAGTTCCGGCCGGTATTCAGGCGTATGGTGTATGGGGACTGCGGCTTTCATCTATGCGCCGGCGCTTATTTCGCTGCATGATGCTCCGCGAAAATGATGACGGGACATATGCCGTTACGGCGCTGCAGCATGTACCGGAGAAAGAGGCCATTGTGGATAACGGCGCGCATTTTGAGCCGTTACCAGGCACAGAAAACGGCGTTATCCCGCCAGCTATCCAGCATTTGTCCGTCAGCATTGGCGCCGATTCGGATAAATATCAGGCATTAGCACAATGGGACACCCCGCGCGTTGTTAAAGGCTGTAAGTTTCTCCTGCGGCTGACGACTGGCGCAGGAACGGCGGAGGACCCTGCGCGGTTGGTAACGTCTGCGACGATCAGCGAGACACGGTTTTCGTTTAATGATCTGTCGCGAGGTGACTATGAGCTTACCGTGAGAGCCATGAATGGCCTAGGTCAGCAGGGCGCGCCAACCTCTACGCAGTTTAGTATTCAAGTCCCTGAGGCTCCAGCGAGCATCGAGGTTAACCCCGGTTATTTTCAGATCACGATAATCCCTCACCAGACCTACTATCATTCCGATGTGCAGTATGAGTTTTATTTTTCAGAGAGACGTATCACAGATGTGACTCAGGTTGAGTCATTAGCGATGCGCCTCGGGATTGCGACTTATTGGGTGAAGGCGGGGCTAAATAAATTAGCTACGGAATATTATTTCTATGTGCGCAGTGTGAATCTTGTCGGTAAATCTATATTCGTTGAGTCTATAGGCCAAGTCACCAGCGATGCTACCGGCGTACTCGACATTCTGAAAGGCGAAATTACCGATAGTCAGATGGCGCAGGATTTTCTGAAAGGCATTGATAATAATCTGGTGCGTGATGAGTTTAATAAAGCTCTGGATGATTCAGAAACTAAAGTTGATCAGGCGCTGACGGTTCTGGAGTCTGCTGTTGGTGACTCTAAGGCTCAATTGCAGGCGTTGTCTCAGACTGTTGCGACGGAGGATGCTGCGTTATCTCAGAAAATTGATAACGTTAATGCTCAGGTCGGCGAAAATGCTTCTGCTGTCCAGGTGATTTCTAAGGCGCAGGCAGATCTTAAGGGCGATGTGTCTGCCATGTGGTCAATGCAGGTTCAGACCACACAAGACGGTAAAAAGGTTATTGCCGGGATTCAGGCCACAGCTGAGGGAGGTGTTGGCCAAGTACTGATACTTGCCGATCGTTTTGCCGTTATGAATCCCAATAATGGCAGCGAGTTGTTACCTTTCATCATTCAGAATGGCCAGGTTATTATTGATGAGGCTTTTATGAAATCACTCAATATTAACGATAGGTTTATTGTTACTCCAGATGGACAGCTCACCATTCGATCTCACAAAGATAGCCGCGTTGGTTTAATGATGGATAGCGATCTGATACAGATTAATGATGAATCAGGCCGGCCAGTTATAAAATTGGGAGATTTGAGGAAAACGCTGGTATGAGTGACTATGGTCTGAGGATTTTTCGTGATGATGGTTCATTCCTAACGCTGAACAGCGAGACAACCGTATCAAAAATTTTGGGAGTATCAAGAGTTCCTGGTGATGGCTTAAATCTCGCCAAGGCGCCATTCAATACAGGGATCGTTATTCCTGATGGGTACGATTACTATTGCTGGAATAGTGCCCCCATCGCTGGTTATGACAGGTTATCGATAGGAGGACCGTGGGGGTTTCATCGGAGATACTCGCGCCTTGATGGCGCAAGGCGAGTGCTTATAGATACAACCAATACCGCCGATTATCGTATTCCTGCCCTGTTTTATGCTGTCATTGCGTGGCCGACTAAAACGCAGCAGAAAGCCACATATGGTTTGGAAGTGTTAAATGGGTCTGCATTATTTAGGTTGACAGGTGATACATCATTTAGCACTGAGCTTTTCAGAGGAGAGGTAACCATAGATTACGGATGGGCTCCGTCCAGAATCAACCCAGCATTTAATCGATATAACTCTGTGGTATTTTTCTATACTACTGATCCTAATGTTTGCATATCGTGCCATGAGGAACCGCAGCAAATAAATTTTTACCCGGTAGATATCAGTAATGCGGCGCCAAGATCTGTTCGTGCTAAAGTTGTTATCTTTGGTACAGGAAATGGAGGTGGCGGGCTTCAACGTGATACCTATGGCCTTGAGCTATACAATAATGGCGTGCTGGCCTATAACTCAGGGTGGCGTATGCTAACACGACCAATACTATTAAATATGAATGGCATGGCTCAAAATAGTATGACCGGGGTTTCCGGCGTTCGCAGGCCAATGTATATGCCTACTGGTGTTGGTCAGTGTGGGGTTCGCAAGCTATATCAGCGTAGCGATGGCTTTTCGATCGGCGCGGCAATGGGGCGGGTTTCTGGTGAGTTTGCTCATTCATCGCCATGGTTTGTTGGTGACTCGCCATTGATGGTACTCGACGCAGAAGATTACTTCTCCTTTTAACTTCCTCCCTTATTTCTACTATTTCACATTAACCCTTCATAAAAGGATCTGGTATGCGTGTATGCATTTTATGTCCTGCTATTTTGCTTTTTGCTGCTGGTATGGCCCAAGCGAGTTCAGGTGATTCAACAATAACGCTGAATTATATACAGCAATCGAATATCCAGGTTGAGAAAGATCTGGTTGAGTTTAAGCAGATTACAGATCAGTTTATTGGATCTGAACACTTTGGTGCGTCCACGGCGCCATACCGCGATGCTGAAGGTGTTGCACTTTCCTATCGCTATGAGTTTACCGACTGCTGGGGCGTGATAGGGCGGCTAAGTTACACGGGATTACGCCGGGGAATGCAGATCCGGCGCGGGCATAATTATGGACCGGGTGTCCCTGTACTTGTTGATGGGCGTAGCCGTTCCCAGCGATGGGGGATCATGGCGGGTCCATCGTATCGAGTTACCGACAATCTCAGTTTATATGGGCTGGCGGGTGCCAGCGTTGATCGGCTGAGCTGGCATATTCAGGTGGATGATGGCGCTAACGATGCGCTTGGGACGGCTTTGCACACTGCGGAGCAGCAGTTAACCCGTGTATCGATGGCTTACGCCGCCGGAGTCCAGCTTAACGCTGGAGGTTATGTCCTGGACTTCTCATATACCGGTGTTGGCGGTGATGACCGCAGCCATGGCTTTTTGGTTGGGGTTGGTCTTATTTTTTAGAGTTTTGACATGACGGGTAAGTGTGGTGCGATTAAATGTTATTGGTTCGCTTTGCACTTTCTTATAAATCAATAAGATGTGTATTCATTTTGTTGTTTTCTCTCTATGGGGTGGAGAAAGCATCCACCTGTATCTATTCTTAATTAAAGAAAAGCCTAAGGATGGTTGAGATGAGATAAATGAATAAGAGAAAATATGTTTTTTTATTGTTTTTTATTTTTCCGATATGTGCTTTTGGTGCTGATGGTGCAGAGGACTCTGTTCCCGTGTTTACCACCCCGTGGTCTCGCCTTTTTTCTGGTTCAGAAGCGAGATTGTCTACAGCTATTACTTATAATGCACCATTGTCTAATCAAGACAAGTATATACCAGTAAGTTATACTGAGAGTGAGACCAAAAACATATATAACCAAAGAGTCTTTGTTAGCTTTCAGTACTCCCCATTAAGCTCTTTTTTTGCTAATTTGACGGTTAGGACACCATTGCAAAATATTAATCGTTATAGAGCTGATTTTGTTTATAGTTTTGGCTATGATGATTGGAGGCCAGGAACATTCAGCCTAGTATATAGCAATTATGGTGACAATAATAAATTCTTCCCACAAGAAGGTGATCGCAGAACAAAAATAGAGCAAGGAATGATTACTGCGGCATATAAGTTTTCGCTTCCGAACTCATGGAATAAAAATATATTGATATATCCTAGTGATAGCCTAACATGCCAAATAGGCTATTTATATGGCCCAAGATATTACTCGACACAAGAGAGTAGAATACGGAAAGGGAAGAGTGTATTGCTTGGAAGTTGCGGGTATACATTAAAACATAATTATTTTTTCAGGGTTTCGACGTTCTTTTACCCAGATAGATCTCAGCAACAACCATGGGATGCAGACTATACCTATAGCATTGGCTATGTTTCAGGTTATCAACCTGGTGATTTATCAATTTCATATAGTAACTATAGCGGAACACGGTATTTTTGGCGAGGTGATCGTAATGCTAACTTTCGAGATGGGACCATTAGTATTACTTGGACTCTCCCATTCTGAATAAATAGTCACTAAGTAACAGGGCCACCATCGGTGGCCTTTTTTATTTATGGAGTCAATATGGCACGCATTACCGGCATCCTAAAAAATGGGATGGGGAAACCTATTACCCATTGTGAAATTGCGTTGAAAGCGCTACGAACGAGCGCAAGCGTCATTGTTCATACTGTCGCATCACAGAGCCCTGGAGAGGCAGGGCTATATGACATGGCAGCGGAGCCAGGGCAGTACCGCGTAACGCTCTGTGTGGATGGATATCCGCCGGAGTATGTCGGGGATATTCAGATTTACCACGACTCTCCTGATGGTACGCTGAACTATTTTCTTGGGCTCCCACAGGATGGTGATTTACGCCCTGACGTGATGAAAGAGTTTGAAGTGATGGTGGCCAAAGTGTCGGCCCAATCTGCAGAGGTTGAAAAGAATAGGGATGCCACCGCAGAGAGTGCTCGCGCTGCTTTAGATAGTCAAAATGCTGCCCATGCATCTGAATCAGCAGTAGCTGCGAGTGCTTCCGCAGCGCTGGCCAGCCAGAACGCCGCGAAAGCGTCGGAGTTGGCGGCTGCTAGTGGCGCCCAGTCTGCGCAGTCCAGCCAGCAAGCGGCCAAAGCCTCGGAGTCTGCGGCAGCAGACAGCGCAGCTGCAGCGCTGGCCAGTCAGAATGCAGCTAAAGAATCAGAACGGGCGGCGGCCAGTAGCGCCCAGGCCGCGCAGGCCAGTCAGCAGGCGGCGCATGGTTCAGAATCGGCAGTGGTAGACAGCGCAGCTGCGGCGCTGGCCAGCCAGAACGCCGCGAAAGCGTCGGAGCTGGCGGCGGCCTCCTCTGCGGAAACTGCAGCAACAGATGCCGCTGTAAAAGCGGCACAGGCAACCGAGGCCACTCTGAGGGAGGCTGTGCGTGCAGATGCAGATCGCGCCGCATCCAGTGCCACGGAAGCACATTCCTTTGCAGAGCAGGCTGCAGGATCGGCAAGCGGTGCTCATAATTCGCAAACAGCAGCCGCTCAGTCAGCATCACAGGCGGCGGGATCGTCCAGTGCTGCAACTGGCAGTGCTAGTGCTGCTAAAGCCTCGGAAACTGCAGCAGCTGGGAGTGCATCATCTGCTGCGCAGTCAGTGTCACAGGTATCAAGCTCCGCCAGCGCAGCAGCTGGTAGTGCTAGTGCAGCGAAAGCCTCGGAGACAGCCGCTTCCGGTAGCGCATCAGCGGCGGCAGGATCAGCTCAGAGCGCCAAGACTGAGGCCGATCGTATTCTTGGGAAGCTGGACACAAAGCAGGATAAGGCCCCCATATTATCTGCGATTGCTGCGTTGCCGGCTGCGGCAAATAAGCTATCGTATTTCACTGGCGCTGACCGTGTAGGACTTGCTGATTTTTCACAGGTAGGTCGTGATATCGTGGGGGCTGGTACTGCTAATGATGTTATCCAATACCTTAAATTGGGGAATGCGGCAAAACTGGACGTTGGTATAACGGCAGGAAGCGTTGCCGCTGGTGATACCACAATGGGGGGAAGCTACACAAACGTAACAAGCGGCAGGGTCATGGGGGTAACATATACAAATAGTTCTACACGGTCGATGCTGGTCATATTTTCTTATCACGGCGCAAGCTGGGGAACTGTAGAAGCAAGGGTTGGTGGTGCTATTGTTGCTAGGGCTGTTAGCGTTAATAACTCATCAACCCATTCTGGGCCATCACTATCATTCATCGTCCCATCAGGCGAAACTTATTCAGTAACAAAGACGGACGGGGCAGTCGCTTCTATTATTTGGTCGGAGATGGTGTGATGATGAAGTATTTTAAAGATGCTCATGATGTTGTGTATGCTTACGAGTCTGATGGCAGTCAGGATGACTATATAAGCGAGGGCCTTACGGCAATCACGGAGCGCGAGGCCATGGCAATTGTTAACCCTCCGCCAACGCACGAAGAACTTGTCATACAGGCTGAAGCGTACAGGCAGTCGTTATTAGATGAAGCTAATGCTGTAACTGCAGACTGGCGGACTGAACTAGCGTTAGGCGTCATCAATGATGTCGATAAGGCGAAGCTTATTGCATGGATGGAGTATATCAAGGCGGTGAAAGCTGCAGATACTTCAACCGCTCCTGATATCACATGGCCGCCAAAGCCAGCTGGTTGAGTGATTGGGGGGGGGCATGGACGCCATAAACACGTGGGACGGTGTGAGCGCGGCGTTGGTTATGTTATAAGGCAATTCTTTGAGTTCGTAACGCGAAGGTCATGCGGCATTGCCGTCTATCCAGTCAGCCCACCACTGCATCATCTCTCGCCTTTTATCCATATATTGTGCATGGTTATAGATCCCGCGCACGGACTGTTTATCTGTGTGAGCAAGCTGGCGCTCTATCGCCTCAGAAGGCCATTCGTGCTCGTGTAGAATGGTGCTAAATTGGTGGCGGAAACCGTGACCACTCGCCAGCCCTTCATAGCCGATTTGGCGAATGACCAATAGAACGGCATTTTCACTGATCGACTTATTTTTATCATTTCTACCGGCAAATACAAACTGCGATACAGGTTCAGTGACTGGCTTTAATGCTTTGAGCAACTCAGCGACTTGGTGCGACATAGGGACAATGTGAGGCTTACGGCTCTTCATTTCCGATTCGTCGATCGTAATTAGTCCGGAAGTGAAATCGACGTTAGGCCATTTCATAGATCTGAGCTCTTTGGTTCGCAAGGCTGTATACTGCAACACCATAGTGGCAATCTTCGAAACTATACTGCCTGAATATCCAGCCAATGCCTGGTTGAATGCAGGGATCTGTTCAGCAGGAAGGAAAGGGAAATTTTTCTTCCTGTATCCCTTCATTGCATCAGCGAGATCCGGCGCTGGATTGTATTTTGCTCTCCCCGTTACTATGGCGTAACGAAACACCTCACCACAACGACGCCGGGCCTTGTTTGCTCTCTCCATGGCTCCGCGCTCTTCAATCCGCCTCACAACAGACAAAAGGGCCATAGGCTCGATTTCATTCATCTCCATCGCGCCTATGAGCGGGAGAATATCAGTTTCAAACATCCGCTGTAATTCATTCGCATACCCTTCAGACCATACCTGGCGCTTGTGGGCGTACCATTCCTTATAGATCACTGAGAATGAGTTATCCTTCTCGCTTTCCTTTTTGGTCCTTACTGGATCTATACCATCGGCAATATCCTTTCTTGCCTGGTAGGCTTTGTCGCGAGCTTCTTGTAAAGAAACAAGAGGATATTTACCCACGGTTAAAATTTTCTCTTTACCGCCTAGTTTGAAACGCAGTTGCCACACCTTTTTTCCAGAGGCTGGTATGTAGAGGTATAGCCCGTTGCTGTCCAGTAGGCGATAGGGCTTGTCTTTTGGCTTTGCTGCTTCAATCTGTTTAACCGTGAGCAT